AATTAAACACTAGTGGCCCACATTCTCTGTTCGACCTGTCGGGTGTATTCAGGATCCCTGCCATAGCGCTTATCGCTCATAGCCTCGATCACTTCAGATTTGTTTGCAAACCCCTTAGGACGATTCACAGGAGTGGCCGTACCGCCATGAATAGACTTATTAGCGGTACCCATCTTGGAAGTCATCTTAGACTTCATGCCTTCAAGCATGAGGGAGACAGCTTCAAGATTATTGTTGTCGATTGCTCTGTTAAAGGAGTCAATCGTCTTCTGAGGGAGGTTCTTGGATGCCCAATCAACAATACGATTGTACTCCTTAGTACCCCCTACGGAATCATAAACAGCTTCAGTGAAGCGAGATTCAAGAGCCTTTCGGCTCTCAATGAAACCCTCGATAACCTCAGAAGGATAACCTGCCTTCTCAAGTTCAGCAACGGTTTCATCGGAGAGCTTACCATGCTCCTGATATTCTCGGACAGCCTTATTGAAGTCAACACCCTTTGCCTTAAGGGAGTCCTTCACGGCATTAATAGCCTTTTCGTGCTTGTCTACTTCTTCTTGAAGATTCTCTTGATCTTCATCTCGATCATGAACAGCCACATCGTCAGCGTGGCCTTCAGTTCCATTAGCTTGTTCTTCATTATGTTCTTCCCCCGACTTTTCGTTCTGAAGAAGGGGGTCTCCAATATCAGGGTCAACCTCAATCTGAGTCGTAGAAGACTCCATGATTTCGATACCCTGTGCTTCAGCCTCCTCAGTGAGAGACTGAGGTTCATTAAAGTCAGTCATTAGTTATCCTTTAGTTATTCAGGTGCTTTTTGTGCTTCATTGACAGCCATCTGTGCACCTGCGTCAATACCCTGTTGCTGGGCATACTGTTCCATAGCGGCCTGTTGTTCTGCCTGAAGTTCCTCAGGAGTCTTCACTAGACCCGTAGCATCAATATGAGCCGCCGCAAAAATCCTAGTAGCAAGATTACCAACGTTGAGAGCCTGTAGAAACTCAGGGAACTGTTGCATCAACTGCAAAGCCTGAGCTAGATTGTTAAGATCCTGTCCTCTACCAAGGGCATCAATACCCGTGATGATTGAGGGCTCAATCTCTGCAATGCTCTCGTCAACCACAGGGAGCAAACCCTGAGATTGCATCTGATTGTAGACACAGGAAACAAGAGGAAGCTGTAGCTCCTGAGACAGGAGAGAATAGACACCACCTAGGGTATCCTCTAGCTCACCTGCAACGTACCTAATCTCTTCTGCGGTAACTCTGTCTCTACCCACAGCACCACTCTGTACTGCAGAGTTAAGAAGGAACGCATAAGACAAACGAGACTCAATCTGTTGAGCAGTAGTGAGTACCGTCTGCATGTCCATGCTCTTATTGAGTTGCATGGGAACAACGTCCTCCATACGGCCCCTAACAAAGGCACCGTTCTCTGCCTTAGTCAAAGCCCTGATGTTAGTCTGACAAGCAGGAGACACGAGGTAGAGAACCTTAGAGGCAATCATGGAGATATCCACAATGCTCTTAGAGAGATTCTCAAGGGAGATAAGGTCTCCAAGGTAATCCTCAACAAAGGATCTACCGTAGTGTTCACCGTCCTTCTTATTGAATCTAAGGGGAATCCAAGGACTCTTGTTTGCAGGATAAGTCTGCTCACTACCCGCAACAGGTTCACCTTCAATCTCCTGATAGGATTCCCACTGATAGGTGTCTCCACTAGCCACACGGTAAATGTGAGTATAGATGTCTACCTTTTCGTTGATAGTCGGTTCACCAGAATCAGGGAGAACAGACTGCATGGAATCAGGAAGACTACCACGGGAAACAGTGTCCTTAGCAACAATCTGAAGGACATTGCCAATAGTGTCTCTCTGAACAGCGTACTCACGAAGAGTATAGCACCTCATGCCACCTTCAGCAGGAGGCAGGAACAGAAGTGCATTACCTGCAATGATAAGTTGCTTAATAGCTTCAAACAGAGTCGGTCTAAGAGACTGAGACTCCATGTACTTAATCATCTGTTGTTCCATCATGGACAAACCGTATTCGATATTGTCCTTCAGCTGGTCGTCAGCAGACTCATTAAGAGCTACAGTCGACTCCGCGTCCAACCCCAGTCTAAAGAAAGGTTGATTAGGAGGCAACAGAGAAAGAAGAAGCTTAGAGGCAAGATTATTAAGACCCCTAGCACCCACAGAATTGTAAGGAGTGGAATAGTTAGTACCACCATCATCAGACTCCTTAGGAAAGAGCATAGGGATCGTGTAGGTTGCACACTTCTCTGCTCTCTGTGTGTACGGGTCTCTGTCTGTCGTGAGTTTGTCATAGGTCGTCTTAGCTCCTTCAAGAGGGATATTGCCTGCCTGATGTTCAGTGCTAGCCATACCACATATCCCTCATGTTAGACAAGGTTACGGCCTGCACCTGCAGACACATCAGCATTCCCTGCCTTCTTAATTCTAAGACCCTTCTTACCCTTACGAAGCTGAACCTTTTCGGTTTCTTCCTTCTTCTCAGCTTCACCCTCAGGGTTCGTAAGTTCAAGCTCAGGAGCAGGCGTAGGAGCCTCAGGGGCACCACCACCTCGGTAAGCACCGAAGGAAGCAATATGTGCAACCTTCTTAAAAGCCTTCTTAATGGAACCAAATCCCATTATTAAATTTCCTTGTAAAAAGTTTTGTACGAAGAGTAACCCAAGTGTTTCTCATAGGTATTTTCCAACATCTTGTTGTTGAGCGTATTAGCATTAGAGAAGGCCAGTAGTCTTACGTTAGTACACGCTCTATTTTCAAGAGCATAAGCCATTGCTCTAGACAAACCAAGACCCTTTTGGAAAGCTACAGTGCACTCTTCATTTAAAAATGTTACTCCCTCAGGTGCATACCAAGGTCTCCCCCTAGACACTAGGGATGCACCCGAGAGAGCATTTTCTTTGTTATAGAAAACAAGGACGATGAAGTCTTCAAATTCACCACTAATGACACCCTTAAGAAACTTACGAACTACCTTTACGTCAGCATATTTCTTAATGAAAGGGAGGGAGTCAGGGTCATCTTTGATGATCTTCGCACCCTTGTCGATGATCTGTTCTAGGATGTCTCCATCATTAGGTTGCAAGACACCAATCCTAGACACGTTACTTAGGGATGTTAGCCCCTCTGCCAGAACCCACATAGTCAATCCTCAGGGCCTTCTTGCCCTTGTTCTTCTTGTGTTCCGCAGTTTCTTCAGCACCCATTTCAGGAGCCTCAGGTTCGAGTACAGGTTGCTCAATGGCAGGGGCCTGAACCTTAACCTCAGGAACCTTAGGTTTACTAAAGAGTCCACCCATCAGTTATCTCCATTCTGTTTGTCGTGTTTATTTCTAAGGTAGGTAACAACCTGTTGAATACCTAGAAGAGTCTCATTACTCTTTTCATACCAAATCATCTTTCGAATGTCAAAGATATCCTCAAGTCTCTCAATGAGATCCTTAGGAACATAAGGAAACTCTTCTTCTTCAACAACATTGTTTTCTTCTTTATTCATGTCTTCCTCCTACCTAGGACTATTGATTTAATTAAAAATAGCCCTAGGGGTATTAGTATTGATTAAAAAGGATTGTACTTCTTGGGTAGACCCTCAGATTCACCTAAAGGGTAATCTTCATAGTGCAAGATTCTAGCCATAGTTGCTTCTCTAATGGCATCCTCTTCAGTAAGTCCCTGAGACTTGAAGGCTTTCAAGACCTCAGACCACCATTCAGAATCAGGATGTCCATTAAGGAGCTTATTTGCTTTCACAGGGCCATAAGTTGGACACCCCTTATAGCCGTCTGTAACGTCCCCTACTAGGGTCTGATAGCACAGCCATTTCTTAGAGTCCTTCTCAGTGATGTTATGAAAGACATCATTACCGAAATCATAGAAGTAACCGGGGATTGTCTTGAAATCCTTGTCCATAGACACTGCGACACAAATATCTTTATAGACAGGACTAGTGCAGTAGATACCCACAACATCATCAGCTTCAAGGTACTTGACTGTATGAGAAATGTAGGTTTCTTTAATCTTGTCTACAAGACCTTTGTAACAACAAGGTTTACGATTAGATCGCCTATTGGACTTATAGTCAGGATTGTAGGTTTTCCTAAAGTTATCCTCATCGGAGAAACAGAATACATAGGTAATCTCTTCACCAACAAAATGCTTATTCAGCTTCTCATCAATAGCAATAAGCATGTCGGTAAAGTAATCCCATGCGTCATCTACTTCAGCATGACAAGTCCAAAGACCATCCCCCCAGTCGATATCCTTCTGGACAGCAGAGGACGCCTTAAAGGCTAGAATATCACCGTCTACAAAAGCATATCGCATTACTCACAAGCCTTAAGAATAGCATACGCCTTACAAGTGAGCCTCCAATAATTAGTGGCCTCACTATAGAAATTAAGGCAAGTAATGTGGCCCCTAGATGCCGCCTCAGCAATCAGCTTGGCATTCTCACGACAGAAGTCCGCCTGAAATTTCGGATTGTTCTGGTCAATATACTTAAGGAAATTAAGATACTTATTCATTTTCTTTCTGAGGTCCCTCATAGTAAACACTCTCTTCTTCCCAATCAACTTCATAGCCAAGACGTTCAAGAATCTCATAAAAGATTTCTTTGTCAGTCCAGTCTTCATAGAGCTTACAGGGATTTGGGATGTGCATAAAAAGCAGTTTACCATTCAATCGAACTTCGGCACCGCCTGCAGTCCCAAAAACAGGATCCGTCTTATAGAGCCACTTAATGTCAACAATACTCTTTTTGTTGGTCTTACACAAAGCCATTACCTCCTTAGGTTCATTCTTCTTAAGAATCTTTTCAATCTCTTCAACAGTCATAGGTCTACGAATCATAGCTACTCCTTAGTGACAATCGAACCAGTTGGCACCAATTTTACCCTCGGTGTCCAACTGGCAGTTAAACTTAAAGAACTCCTGAGTCTGTCTCATAGACTCCTGAGCAATCCTTACGCAGTCCTCTGCGATTTCCCTTGTGCGACAGGCAACCTGTACCTCATCATGGAGCCACGCCATCATAGCAAAGTCTCCGTCCCAACCATGCTTGTAGCCTGCTTTACGCATATTCTCCTCAACAAGACATACCCACTTCTTGCAGATAAGAGCACCTGCAGACTGAAGAAGGGTATTCAAAGCCGAGTGAGGGCTTCGCACATAAACAACCCTGCGATCAAGCCCAAGAATACTATGAGTAATACTAAGATTGCTGTTATCAGGGTGAACACGTTTCCTCCAAGTTACCTTATTGACACCTCCGACCCACTCAGAGGCTGTAATGAGAGTTCTCTCGATGTCTTGTCGAAGTTGCTTAATAGCAGGGACAGACTGAAAGAATTTCTCCTTTAGGCGCTTACCATCAGCCGAAGATCCACCAACGATCTCGCCAATCTTGGCATCGCCTGCTCCATACCTTGCATTCAGTTAGGGTCGCTAATCCTAACCCGGGATAAAACCCTGCTCATAGTCGCCTATGAGAGTAGACTATCTCATTCTCTATTTCTAGAGAGGCACCGCTTCGAACCGCTTGGTTCTACTCCCTTTCGGGATAGTCGTTACACTTCCTTCTAGCTATAATAAGAGGCTTTGCTTCTTCTCTTGTGTAATTCCCTTTGAAGCTGTTTCTCCAAAGATTTCTACACTCAGAACAGAATTCTGTATTATGCGTCTTGGTAGTAAAAGACTCACCACAGAACCAACAAGTTCTAATCCACTCTTTAACATTGAGTTTCTTATGACACCCATGCTCCTTTTGGTGGCATGCTTTACAGAGCAACTCATAGTTTTCTAGAGTATTGTTCTTTCTATTGTGATCCTTGTGATGGACTACCCAAGAATAACGTCCTGCGTTCTTTAGATCTTTACCACAACGCTCACAATACCTGACAGCTTCTTTAATCTTAGCTCCTTCTCGCCTAAAGAAACCGATCCCATATTTATATTGGGAATCTTCAGTATATTTATCGTGGTTTGACCTATTAGCCACCTTATTTCCTATCTAAAAGTTTAGCACGGTATTGACTCATAGAGTTCGTCTACCGTTTTCAATGCCTTTTACTTCCTCCTATCAAAGGAAGCCATAAATAAACGTCTTGGCGTTGTCTCTTGTAGGCAACCCTGCCATCTTCTGGTTATGGGTATGAATGTCACCATTCAAGATCTCATTCACGTATTCCCCATGGTCATAAGGATAGAGAAAATGAGCAAAGCACCTAAGCTCAAGACCTGAAGCGTCGATGCCCGCTTCATACCATCCAGTAGGTACTCTAAAAAGAGACCTACATTCCTCCCCATAGGGAGATCTTCCTGCTGGTACCTGTGCAACATTAGGATAAGCATGAGTTGCACGACCAGTGACAGCCCCATTAGGATTAACAGAACCGTGAATGCGAGTGTAACCATCAGGATCCTCCTTCATCAACTTTAGCCACGCATTGTCACCCTCAGCAAGCTGTGCAATACGCTTGTTAATAAGCAAATACTCCAAGATGTCCTCAGTAAGATCAATACCCTTAGCAGTCTTCAGAGTCTCTTCATCAACCTTAGGGGCACCCGTAGGAGTCATTTCAGTAGGCTCCCAGCCTCGATCCATGAGAACCTTGGCAATGTGTTGGCGACTATTGGGGTTAAAGGTAACCTCTTCATACTGAGGATAAGGGACACCCGCCTTGATGCCACGCTTAGCGTTATCCCGCTTATAGATCTTGTCTCCCTTATAGACAGTCCAAGACCCACCTTTGGAAACAAGGTTCTCATAAAGAACCTGTCGCTTACCTGCCAATTCGGAATAGAGTTTGGTTGCTTGATCTTTATCAAAGACAAACCCATTGCGTTCCTGCTTAGCCATCACCCAAGCAATGTCATGCTCAAGCTGGATTGCCTTAAGGGGGTAACCCTTGGCCATCAGCTTCTGGAACAACTTAAGGGTAACCACAACGTCCTGTTTGTTGTACTCATACATTTCAGGAGTAAACTTGTCCCAAGCACCCTCATGTTCGCCATAGGTGCCCTTCAGTTCACCCATACGGTAACCATAAGCCTTCAAGCTGTGGGAACCATAGAGAGCCTTAGGGAGCCTACCAGAACGCATAAGACCAACGTCAGTATCCTTGATGTTCGAGTAGATCAAACGAGCAAGTACAAGAGTGTCAATACAGACATCTCGAACATCAAATGCAAACCTCTCCCCCTTGAGCTTCTTAAGAGCAGGGATGTCGAATTTGCAGATGTTGTGACCAACGATATTGTAGCCACTAGTACCATACTTATTCAGGGCATCGAAGAACTCATCAAGATCAGTGTAACCAGTGTACAAATCAGTGTAGGAGTCATACAACCAACCACACCAAAACCTCTTGGTGGTGTCTAACAGTCCGTCTGTTTCAATATCGAACACAATAAATTTGTCTTTAATTGTCAGCATTTTCTATTCCTTAAATAGCTTTGCTTGTTTCTTAAATAACTTTGCTAAAACTCAGATTCATCCTCAAAAGGACATTCAGGGTCTGAATCATAGTCAGAGAGCCTACCAGTGTTCTGGTCATAGTAAAGATGACCGCTTACGCCAGTAAGACCACAGAAACGATTCTTCAATACTCTAATGGTCAACACATTAGGATTGTCACCCTGTTGGTTTCTCTCAAGACCAATAACCATGTCAGAGAGCTGTGCAATAGCCCCAGACCCTCTAAGTTGACTAAGAGATACCTGTGCACCCTCTTCATGTCCCTTCTTTTCAGGACGCTTAAGGTGAGATACTACGAACATGGTAGCTCCAGTCTCTTCCACAAGTGAACGAAGGTTTGTCATGAGTTTGTCAATGGCTTTACGTTCACCGCCATCCTCATCGGTGTCCATACCAGAGACCACAATGGAGATATGGTCAAGGAAGATACGCTTACAGCCGAGAGACACAATCATATACCTGAGCTTACTAAGCAAATTTGAAGAATCAAGCGATCCAAAGTGATCGTATAAGAAAAACTTTCCGTTACCAATAGTTTTACTGAATGCTTCTCCTCTCTGTTCACTGGTGATAGCGTCAGGGTTGAGGATGAGTCTTTTATTGACGTGAATTGACATGATCTCCAGCCCAGTCTTACGAGTAGATTCTTCAAGAGCGACAATGCCACAAAGTTCCCCTCGAACGACACCGAAGTAATATTCGAGTTCCCTGAGAATTGTGGATTTACCCATACCTGATCCTGAAGTAAAGACATAAAGTTCTCCATAACGTACTCCTTTAGTTTTTTCTTGTAAAGCCTTCCAAGGATACTCTACTGAGTCCTTAAGGTCATCAATGTCGGTTACACACTTCTCATAGAGGTCTGTACCTGCAACAATGCCATCAGGTCTATAAGGCTTTGCATTCCAGATAGCCTGAATAACATCACTTCCTTTGCCCTCAAGGAGACACTCATTGGGATCTTTAAGAGGAAGATTAGCAATGAATGCCTTACCTGCAGGCAACACCTTAGCACACTCTTCACAAGCCTTACGACCAGGTTCGTCCATGTCAAACATGAGAACCACTTCTTCAAACTTGTCAAGGTACTCAAGGTTAGCTTCAATAGCCTTCTTAGCCGCTTGAGCGCCATTAGGGATACTCACAACAGGCCACTTGTTGGACTGAAGCTGACTCACAGTAAGACAGTCAATCTCACCTTCAGTGATCACAATCTTCTTACCAGAAGACCACAATTGGGATCCATAGAGCCTATTAGAGATAGCACCAAGGACAGCAAAGGACTTATCGGGGAACCTGAGCTTCTGCCCAACAAGGCTCCCCGAATCGTCATAATAACACGCTACTTGGCAAGGCTTCCCTTTGTAAACAGTAGAAAAATACTTGAATTTAGAACAAGTATCTTTACTAATACAACGCTTAGTAAGGGAAACAGTTTCAAGGTCTTCAAAATGAATACACTCCTTAGACACTCTAGTCACCTCCTTCTTTACAGACCCATCAGTCTTTACAGACCCATCAGGTCTAAAATAAGTATTACAAGAATAACAATACCTATGGCCATCACTAAAGACACCACAGGCGTCAGAGGAACCACATTCAGGGCAATGCTCATGATAAAGGAATGTACTCTCTTGATTCATCTTTTAATAACCCAGTTTACAACGAAGGCTCTCCCAGCCGTACAGGTTTTTATGGTACCGCATGTCTCCTGCCCAAATACAGGGGTGCTCCATGGGTGACATATGACCTGCGTCAAGGAGCCTTCGTGCCAACTTCTTGTCCTTGTGCTCGTCAGGACAAGAACCGTCATGGTTGTTGTAAGACACTCTCGCACAACGTGCAGAGGAAATAAGCATGAGATCATTAATGAGGACTTCAGAAGAACTAAACGAGTTCATGCAGTGCTCATCAACTTCCTCTTGAGTGATAAAGGGAAGACTAACATACTTCCCACAAATATGGTAGACACTAATGATATTATTGCCTACCTTGTCCATCTCACCCTTAATGGCCCTTGCAAGATCCTGCATCTCAGGCTGTGCATCACTGGCAAGCCTAAGATGCAGGAAGTTCTCCCATTCAGTAGCAGTAACAATCACGTTAATGTACTGGAAGGGTTCAAGGATTCGATTGACGTGTTGCTTATGGATACCAAGAGCAACCATGGATTCCGCAACAGCTACTGCATTGTCTACAGCTTTAAGCCAGAGATCCTTAAAAGACTCATAGGTATCCTCAGAAGCCTCAACAGTACCAACCATGCCAGATTGATTCATGTAGACGTTAGAAGGGATAAAGGGGTCATTGCGCACCTGTTCAATAACCTTAGCTACAGGGATAGCACGGGAGCTACTAGCATTGCGACTGAAACAGTTATGCACTGTAATCCCGTTTGCTAGGAAGTTATGGTATTCAGATGAAACCGAAATATCAAATACCTCTTCTTCACCAACATACTCAATGGAATCTACCTCTACTGCCATAACATTACATTGGCTAACACCTTGCCAACCCTGCTTACTATGCCTGAGCTTATGACAATCATGACAAAGTGCAATCACATTATTAATGTCAAAAGCAAGATCAGGGTTTTCATACCTCGGAATCACGTGATGAATTTCTAAAGGCTTGTTCTCAGCACCACAATCAGCACATCGAAAACCCTGCCTTTCAGACACTTCAGGATTAACCTTTTTATTCCAACGAGAAACCCATTCTCCATTAATCTTCTTGTAAGGATCAAAACGAGGTTCTGTACACTTCTTACGAGTATTGCAGTACACCTTATCTCTACCTACAGCAATGTCTTGCAACTCCTTCCAACCACTATCAGTAAGAATTAGATGGTCTGCAGTGCAAGTTACGGAGAAGTCTCCTGCTGTAATCTTATACACAGGCTTAACCCCAACCTTCCAACAATCAGTAATGGTCGTGTGGGTAACTTCCATCGTAGATTCATCCACAGAACGAAGACGCATCTTGTTCAAACGACCTTTCATGTCATATCGCCGTACTCCGCCCCATCGAGTAGCATGAGGAGTGCTTCCGTTTTCCCACTTATCCCAAAAATCTCCCAGAGTCATTTGATAGGATCTGTACTTACTCCATCTGCTTCCACTAGGGAGATCGAAAGTCAGCACCGTATCTGCAGTGAGGCACCTGTGAGTCATGAATTCACTATGAATCATCCTAGGATACCTAAGGACGAACGTATAGAGATTATCCTGATGGCAGATGCAAAAGGCTTCACTAGATCCAACTTTAGTAGTCATTATCTTCCTCATCATAGTCGTCGTCTTCATCCTCGTCGTCTTCTTCATCAAGGGACTCAAGATATTCCTGGTACTCGTCTTCCCAACGAGCTTCCCAATCAGATTCCATTCGATCAAGTTCCTTCTGAGTCTGCATAATTGCCTCTCTTTTAAAAAAATAAATGGTACCCTAGGAGGGAATCGAACCCTCACGAGCCTTGCTTCTCCACTGATTCTAATTCAGTTGCGTATACCATTTCGCCACTAGGGTATTTGGTCTCTCCTACAGGATTCGAACCTGTGACCGTATGCTTAGAAGGCATATGCTCTATCCAACTGAGCTAAGGAGAGTTTTGTTCTTTATGAATGTTGATTATTGCTTCGAGTCGTCTATTGGTGTCTCTGAGTATCTTAACACCTTCCCCGTGTAGTTCTGCACCTTCTGACAGTAGGTTTCTACACTGGATGACTGACTCTGCATAAGCTCTATCGGTATGTTGCATGATGGCTTTGTTTCCTGCGTTGATGTTGTACTGCAGGCGGTTAACACGCTTATCAATAGCAGATTGCACAACATCAGCGGTAGCCATGTCTTTAAGAAGTAAGTTAATCGTTGCATCCTTTCTTTCCTGTAGAGACTTTAGTTCCGTTAAGTGAGTCCGTTGTTCCTCTAGGAGAATCTCTTGATTTCTTTTTTCCTCAATAGATTCACCTAGAGCCAGTCCCAGAATGAACGCAAGGATAACCATAAGAGATTTCACATACTGCATACTCTCTCCCTAGGAGTATTGATTTTATTCAATGCGGACAACATCCCCTTCTTCAGGGTCTCCATTAAAGTCCTTAAAGACACCCTTGGAGAAGACTACCTTACTCCAGAACGCCTCAGTATCTTCATACCGAGCAAACTTAGCGCCCTTATACCATCCCTTAACATCAAAGCAAGGGCAGTCTTTGTTGACGCCCGCAAAATCTCTGTGACCAAGGACAACGACTTCATCTTTATAGTACCCTCTGAGATAGTCCAGTAGACACTTAAGAGACTCCTTCTGCTCCTCTGTAAAGTTGTCTACGGACTTGCCCTTAGCATCCACACCACCAATGAGGCAGATACCAACAGAACAGTTGTTGTAACCCTTTACATGGGAACCAATGGCCTCTAGGGGCCTACCTCTCTGAATGGTGCCGTCAGTAAGAATTACAAAATGATAACCGATACCCAACCACCCCTGCTGTCTGTGCATCTGATCAATGGTTTTCCACGTAAAAGATGGCACATTCTGAGTGGCAGAGCAGTGAACGACAAGATATTTAGTAGTCTCTCTATTCTTATAAGAGACAAAAGATTTATGCTCCTCAATCTTTGGAGCCTTGAAAGAAACCATATTTTAATTAACCTTTATTAAGAAGAATCCCTTCAGGGATTACCTTTGGATCCTCTTTAATCCATTCAAGGGGTATTGTTTTGTCTGAATACTTGATCCCATTCTTTTCACAAAAGGAAGCGTAAGTTGTTTTACTTCCTTTGTAAATAGGAGTTTTGGATCTGCTAAAGACAAAGCGAATGTCCAACTCGGGGTGTTGAGCCTTAATTAAAATATGTTTCTTCCTATCTTCAGAATCCCATACACCTTTAGTTTCTATGAGAATCCCATTAGGCAAAACGAAGTCAGGAGTATATTTGTGCTTACTTGCTGGCACAATATACTCCAGATACTTCTCCTCATAATGAGGCTCAATACCGAAGGCCCTGAGGGAGTCTGAGACTTTCTCCTCAAGGCCACTTCGGTAAGTTCCCTTGTTGTGCATCCTCTTTTTACTATAGGCCGCACTACGGGTAGTCATTTATTCCTTTAAATGCTTCGCATTTATTCCTCTTCATGCTCCTTAAGCAGGTTGCTACGAGAAGGGAGCATAACCTTACATTCTTCAGAAACCTCATCGCTATGAATGTCATATTCATAAGAGCCAAAAACTCGAATGAAGTATTTATTGTCACTATCGCTCCAATCGAACAGGATTTGTCCAATCATAAGGTCGGGACGGCAGAAGCACTCTGCAGATTCATCATCAGGATCAAACATGACAAGGACACAGGCACCACCAACACCACTAAGATCCTTGCTAAGAAATTCCTCAATGCTGTAAGGCTTATCGTACTCGACTACTTCAGAATCTTCAAAGATAAGATCCTCAACATTGACATCGAACGTAAACGAGTAGGGCATCACTTCATAGATGAACCTAGCGTCATAGTAGGCGGTGTTGCTCTTGAAGTGCCGCTTGTCACCAGAGATGGAGCAATAGAAGCCACTTGGTGCCTCACCGTCCTTTTCAAGATACCAGTTGTAAGTCTCAATTGCATACTCCAGAGCCTTTTCAAGGCCTTCCTCAGTAAGGAGGAGGCCGAGCCCCTCACGCAGTTTAGGGCCGAAAGTAAACTTAATCATTTAGAAATCTCCGGGAACGTCATCGTCAATATCTTCAAAGCTCTTAGAGGAATCCTCAGGCTCCTCACCGTTATAACCCTCTTCTTCTTCAAAGCCATAAGAGGATGCAGAGGCATCACCGAACTCATTCAGAGAGATAACCTGAACTGCAAGGAGTCGCAGGGAAAGCCCACAGGTACGCGTAGAGGGCATGTAGTACGGGTTGGCAGTGAAGGAAACCTTGATGACACTGTCTCGACCGATGTTGACGTCAATGGGCTTCCCCTTAGAGTCAAACTGTCGGATCTTGACGGGAATCTTGGAACCATCCTTCTTCGTGATGACCGCCTTCTGCTTGAACTTCATCACAATGCGGCCTTCTTCATCCTTTTCATAGATGTCCTGAGTCACCACCTTGCGACCCTTAGAAATGGCCTGCTTGACATTGTCGTCATTCTCATAGAAGTCCTCAAGGACTGCCTCGAGCTTAGACACGAGGGAATTGGTCTTCTCATCATCTTCCATGACAAGATTGACTTTGTAGTCACCCTCGGGATTGAACTTCGTGTCAGAAGTCTTGAGAGCGGGATACTGTGCGAGACCCTTGGGGGTCGTGAAACGCTTGTTGTTGCTAGACATTAATTACTTCCTTGTTTGTTTGTTTAACCTAGGGAGACTTGGTTACTCTCCCTAGGAGTATGGATTTTATTAGTTGGGACTTGTTTAACCTAGGGAGGCTTGAGCACTCTCCCTAGGAGTATGGATTTTATTAGTTGGGGTTAGCTAAAGGCTAGCTTGCTAGCTAAAGGCTAGCTTGCTAGCAATGACTAGCTGTCGCTAGCTAAAGGCGTACATGGACTCCTTGACTCGCTCAAGGTCAAGATTTCCCTTAGAGGGAATCTCAGGGAGCTTGTCGACCATCTTAGGAGACAAAAGGTTTTCAATGTGGTCGTGAAGATCCTGCAGTACATCATTCTTGCTGTAGGTATCTACAAACACTTCCCTAACGGTCGTGAACATGATGTCACCATGTCCTGCAGGTGCCCCATAGGAGTCATGAATCATCGCAAAGGACTTGACACCCTTGTCTACACAAGAGCACACCGTAAGCATAAGGTGGGAGGCATCCATGCTATGGACGTAGTTAGGTGCAATACCCTGCTTCTGCTTTCGGGTGTCAATCTCGGGGGTACTTTCGTACACCACGGGATTGATGGAGGCACCTTCCTCGATCTGACTGTCTTCCTTGAATGGCTCCTTGACTCGAATGGTTCCAGTAGTAAACGTCCTGAGTTGCTTGAGCACAACCTTGTTGTACTTCTGTTTTACAGGGAATCCTGCAGGGGTAATCCAATAGGTAGGCAGGCTTTGGCCGTTAATATCCTTGTCCTGAGCGAGCAAGCCACTTGCAACCTGTAGCCAACCCATAGCCTCCACAGCTTTCACTACGACCCCTTGCAGGGCTTCCCAGATCAATCCAGCCATATACCTAGCGGACTGGCTAGGACGACTGAATGCCGTGGGATTCTTTGAAAGAGCAGGGTAAATAGTGTCTTCTAAAACCTGTTCGGCAAAGCCAAATTTGCTAGAGCCATAGCAAAGCGTCATGGTGCTACGCTTAGTCACCTTGCGGGTAACTCCGTGCTTTAGCCATTCCGTGGCCATACTACGGGTGCCCTTCTTCAGGTAATCGTCACCGTCTTCAGTTTTAGCCATGGTGTCATCGGTACCATTGTCATAGTCCTTTTTAAGCAACTCGGTGACCTTGGTAGCGACAATTCCATAGATGTCATGAACATGATCATCAGGCATGAGGTTGACGGCTTCCCCACCGACTTCATCCCTTAGCATCGCAGAAAAATGCTGTAATCCAGAGCAGGAGCCATCAAAGGCAATCGGGAGGTGAGACACGTAAGAGTCGCCCTTATCCAGATAGTCCGACCACTCAAAGCAGAACGCAAGGAATTCCCAAGGGGAATCCGTCTCAGTCCATCGAAGATCCTGCAGGGGATCCTTGGCAATAGACAGAATCATGTCAGTGTTTTCATAGACCCAAGCAAAACGCTCTTCAAATGGTTTCTTGTCAAGGCCGTAGCAGTTAGCACCCTGAAAGGCCAGCCAAGTATGCCCATTCTCTCCAAGAGGCACCCCTTCGGCGAACTCAATGAGGGCTTTAGTAAAGTCATTACCTTGAGGGCTCAACTGGGTCAAGGGATAGACACGACCACGGAAATCCAGATTATGGGGGAAATAAATTTCTATGTCGTCCTTGTAGGTGTTTGCCAGTGCAAGGACACCGTTCACAAGATAACGCTTGCTCTTACGCTTATTGTCATCCTGATAGTAGTGCACCATAGCACTTCGCCAATCACGCTGGACCTCCTCGCTAGTGTCTGCCTCTGCAGGCCTCATAGGAGGCTCCGCAGGGGTCGCAGAGGGCATATCAAGGCCATCAGGAATGTGAGCCCAAGAGCACACCTCATTGGCCACGTCGAGCACCCTACGGTTAATCCTCCAAGCCGTGGACTGTATGGCATTGACGGCCTTATACACGTTAGGCATGTCAACCTCATCGTAGAGCTGTGCACACTCCTTAGAGGGCATTCTAACAAGCTGTATGGGCTTTTTAAGGTTAATCAGATACCCACCATCAAAAGGGGTAGTCCACGGCTTAGGAGGGATTACCATGGGCCTATTTTGGAACATGAGGGATGCCGTTTCCTTATCCTCATGCTCAAGGTACGTCAACACGTCTGGGTCAAGACAGAAAATGTAATGCACGTTTTTGTTGTCACTCATGGTTTTCTCAAGGGCACCTAAGCCAGTAGACACGATGAAAATGTCTACCAACTTAAGACCTACTTGCACTCTGTTAGCATTACCCCACTTGTTCCATCTCTTGAGTCTCTTTTCGTCTGCTAGGATCTTTTCTTTGTTTTCGACATAGCGCTTTTTGAACTGCATGGAAATACGCTTATCAAGCCCTGCATTGAACCTGCTAAGCTCTTTCTTGTCCATGGTGCTCACTACCATCTTGAATCGAAGTTCATCCTCAATAGCTTCACCAATTGCAGATGACAATTTGGTTAAAGACACGATGCCAAGGGAATTTTCAATAAGGGTTCTAATGGAAATGAACGCGATTTCTTCGGAAGACAAAGACCGAATAAGGGAAGCCATTACATGACGCTTACCGGGCTTGCCCGTGTCTACTTCCTTAAACCACTTGTCAAGGGCCTTAGTCATGACAGGGATGGCTTCGCTAATCAAGACACGACTTGCACCCATATTGCCAAGAGTACCACTTTCAATTGCCTTATTACGCTTAGACATGAAAGCATTGAAGGCATTTTCTTTGCTTTCAAGTTCTAATTCGATTTCCCTGTCTACACGGGCTTTGCCGTATTTAAGACAAAGATCATCATATTCATTTTCACCATCAATTCTAAAACTATTCAATTTATCATAAGACATAGGGGTTACCTCTAGTTATATCTATAGATCTTTTATACTCTTTTATATAGGGTTATATAGGTGATGATGTAGGATATTACCCATAGTTAAACTATAGACTCCTGTGGTTTCCTTAGGTTCCCTTAGGAGTCTATAGCCTCTTTCACACTCTCCCTAGGAGTATGGATTTTATTAAATCCTCGTGTCTCCTCTAATCATTGATTTTACCTTTTTCGATGTACTCACCGTTGACCTCGATGGTACCGAATTCTTCGAAAGTAAACAGCCAGTCAGAGTATGTCAGGTATTTGTTTCTGTCTTTCTCTGCTGATTCCCCTGCTTTGCGTCCTGCTCTGAACGCGTATTTGATCATATTGCCCTTTAGGAATCCAATGAATTCCTCATGAGATAATACATTGAGCATCAATTCAATAGGCTGGACAGCTCCCATATAATGGGTACTGGTTTCAGGCTTTCCACTGTTAATTTCTTCCATTTTGTCTCCTTTTAGTAATAGATTCCCATAAGTTTGCAAATAAAGACAAACAAGGGGAAAATTCCAAGAATGATTGCAATTCCAATGAATACAATCAGGTATTCTTTAAGATTAAGCATTCTTTTCAAGCTCCTTAATATGGTTATTCCACATGGACAGGATTGAATTCATAACACTACCGTGCATTGAAGCAACACCGACAAGACTCATAGCTCCCCCTTTCGTGTATTTGCAGAGTCTGCCTACTACCTCCTCACCTCCTGAGTACATACCCGAAAAAGTGTAGATCTGTTCGCAGTCAGTGCTGGGGTTACTAGCGATGAATGTCACTATATAAACACCATCCTTCCAACGATAAAAGAGAATAGAGACCACGTCAGAGCGTTCAATGATGGTGGTGGTGCGAGTATACATGTTATCTCCTGTGGACGCTCCTAGGCGCCTTAATTTGGCTCCTAGGGGCATTCCTTTAGTTGTTTGTCGTGGCTAGCTTTGCTAGCGTGGTTGCTAGAGATCTAGCTGTTACTTGAGATTAGCCCTATGAATCTGGATAGCCTTTCGAGCTTTACCCTTGTGGGCACCATGGATACCAAAGACAACGATTGCCTCCCTATCCTTTGCACACAACCTACAGCCCTTGCAGGTGATGCCTTCTCGTGTCTGTGCGGGGCACTGGACAGCGGTGAGACCATGAACTTCTCTGAGTAGCCGAATGTCATCCTTGGGGTTGACGCTAGTCAACACAGTGTTAAAGCCCTTTGCTTTAGAAATGTAGGCTTCAAGGACAGAGTCCGTAGACACATTGACTGTCATGACGCCCTTCATACTGTTAATTACGTACTTATCCCCTTCTGTCAGCTCGCAATGAGTATACGTGAACCCCTTGACTACCTTACCGAAATTTCCTGAGTAGACAGCGTTCACACGAATGATCGCATTAGCAATATCAAGGAATTCATGGGTATTGAAGTTGTTAGTATTCCTTACCGAAAGATCTCCTGCGATGTTATGCCGAAACAACAATTCGTTTTCGGGCTCCTTGATGTGCTCAATGACACCTCCAAGCAGGGCGATCGTCAGGTCATCTTGAGAAGATACGAAACGCTTGTCGGACTCGTCGTCTGCCCTCTCCCATGTCTTGACCGTTCGGATGCCCTCTGCGTAGCATCCAGAGCCCTTAAAGGGGCACCTGTTTGGGCATGAGCTCTTTGAGGTGTACGACTGCATTATGTCCCCTGTCTTGGCGTTTTCGGAGGACTTGAGAAAGATCATTTTCATGGTGGGGATTCCTTTCATTGGGGTTACTAGGCGAGCAAGATACGGACGCACTCGGCATAGGTGCCTGTGATTTCGTCTTTGCAGAAGATCGGGTTAATCGTCCCGTCTTCCTCTTCGTCGACGATGATGGATCGACCTTGCACTACATCCTCATCAAACTGGGCGACCATGGCGGCCTCTCCGCAACTCTCAGGGGCATCCATGGGAATGATACCCGTGTAGTCGCCATTGATGAGAGCAGGCAGGGCCCACTCTGCGACCATGTAGGATGGTAGGGTGTCCAACAGCTTGCGTACTTGTGCATTCATCTTCAATCCTCCGCATAGACATTGAGGGAGAAAGCGATCTGATTGGGGTTACCGACAACGATCACGGAACCGTCGGCGAACTCGTGACGCTCCGTTGCGTCATAAGAGTCCGTACCCATCGGGAAAGAGACTCGCAAGGACTGGTGACGCACTCGGGCAATCCAGCCATTGGCGAGACGGCTGTTGTAAAAGCCCTTTTCATCGCGAGGGATGAGCTCGAGTTCCTTAACAAATTTCTGAGCGATGGTCATAAAAACTCCATATGATTTACAGGGGATTCATCAGGAGAGGCTTTCGCCCCTCCCTTAGGACTCGTTAGAGATTATACCAGACAATCCCGAGGGTTGCAATGGTGATGAGGATATTAACCATCACCATTCCTCCCACCGTCTTGAGGGTGCTCATCAGATGGGTGTCGTTGACAGAGTCGCTGTCCTGTTCGGCCTCGACCTTAGCAGGTTCATTGCGGTAGGACTTTGCGACATCCTGCGAGGCCTCGAGGAATTCGGAGAGCATCGCGAGGAGCTCCTTGCTGATCGTGGAGGTCTTGAAGTATTCAACACGGCCACCATTGGCGCTACGGGCCTGAATGGAATCGATACGACCGTTCAGGAGCTCAACCGTGAACCTGCGGGCGACCTGATGAGCACGCCTCCTGTCCGTGTATTCGTAGGTAGCCTGAACTCGACCGTAGCCGAGGCTGTGGAAGCGGAAGTTACGGGCGAGATTGCCGCTGGGAAGGGTGATGGTGCGGGTGAAGCGGATGATCATGGTGTACTCCTTTAATTAGTGGTGTGGGACTCTCGTTCCATGACCTGAACTATAAAGCACCCAAAATCACCTGTCAAGCCCCATCTCGAAAAAGACCGTAAACATGGTATGCCATACCCTAGTGTCTCAGCCACTCTATATAGAGGAGCCCTGTGGAGCCCTGTGGAGAGCTGTCGACTACCTAAAGGAGTACCAAAGGGCGCAAAGCACAGATAATGTCCCCCAAAGGCAAACAATTGATCCAGATCAAACCCCATATTGACCCAAATCAACCCTAAAGACCCCTGTGCTAGCTGTCGCTAGACTGTGGACAACTCTGTGGATAACCTGTGGATAACTTGAAAAAACACTGATAAACTATCCAGTATACCACAAGAACCCTGAGGATGTCAATAGGTACAAACCCCATTAGGACAAATCCCCTTGACAGCCCTTTGAATCTGTGGTATAATCAAAGACCCCAAAGGAGACAGCGGGCACCCGCAGGCACCCACAGGCACCCCCACGGGGGCACCCACGCACGTGAACTCGTTAAGTGAGGGTTCACAAATTTTGTCAATTTTTATGATCCCCTTAGTTACCTGTGCTAGCAAGAGCTAGCTGTGGATAACTCTGTGGATAACCTGTGGATAACTTTAAATAAAACCCCTCAGGAACCCGTAGCTAGCTTGCTAGCATTAAGGGAACCCAAGGGGGAACTGGAAGTAATCACAAACTAGCAACAAGAGTACGTAGGAGAGCATCAACAGTAGTCACATCCCCGTTAAACAAAGACATTATAAAGAGGATGATGATAATGATGATTTTGATGGTGATGAATACTTTATTTTTAGTGTTATTGGTATTATTCATTAAGGTCATTCCCATAAGGGTCTATAGGCACCTAAGGATTCCCATAAGGGTCTATGGACTCCCATAAGGGTCTATAGATCCCCATAAGGGTCTATAGGTACCCTAAGGATTTTCTTAAGACTCCATCATCACTGATACCTTTTACTTCTGATACTTTCATTTCTAACAAAAAAGGGGAGCTAGAAAAGACCTATATGTATATCTATATATGTCTTTCCTAGCCCCCCCTAGGAGTATGGATTTTATTCTGAAATACCCTGTTTTCTCTATTACATTGTCTTTATTATTTACTGAACAAGTGTTCAATACTAATAAAGCATACTTCAGTTATCATCTCTTGAACGTGTAGCCTTTATCCTTATATCTGTCTACACCCTTAGAGGTACCTTTAGGGCTGTGTCTATCTTCAGTTACCATCACACCTCCGATATTGGACGTATAGAATCCATACAGGGACTCCATAGACTCCTCTAGCCATTCTTCAGTTAATTCTTTAATACCTTCATCAGCATCTACGCCCATGAAGTCCACAAGGTATTTAACTCCGATTGCCAGAGCATCCAGACGGTCATCATGAATAAGGGCACCCCTATCAACAGTGATACGAGTGAGCTGATAGAAACAAGCATATTTGTAGTCAGATTCAGGTACGGTAGAGTAGTCATTCCTGATACACTCAGGAGTGACACACATTTTATGGTTTGAGATTACAGGTTCAAGAGTATCAATGATACGCAGTTCTTTTTGTCCTGTGGATTTGACTTCAGTTAGTCCACAGTTAGGGTAAGTTTTCTTTAGGACAGGTTCAAAGAGCTTAAGGTACATCCCGTCGCCAAAATTGCCTTCAATGACCACTTCATTGACTTTGTACTTCTTAGCTACCTTAGCTAGTTTATTGAGGACTACATCAGAGTAGCCTCCCAATAGACCTCCTACTTCCATGACGTAGATGTAGCCGTTAAGGTAATACAAGACAGCATAGCCCGACTCATCACGCCCACGGCCCGACGGATCAATACATAGGATCTTATGGGCATACGGGACTACTTCATTGGATGAGGCATGATAGTAGAAGTAAGAATCTCCCTTAAGGCCCATCGTAGGACACTCATCAACAGGAACCCTCTTAGAAGGCTCAGGAAGCCACGTGAGCTTCATTGGAGCCTCATCTAAGGGGAACATACCTACGATGAGGTCACGAAGCCGTAGAGGGTATTTATCGGCGTCTGAGAGGGTCGTATCAAGCATGAACTGCAGAGCGAAGCCTGCCTTGCGATAAGATAGTTCACGCTTCTGTAGATCATCTTCAGAGAACCTAAGGGGGTCTGTGGGCTTACCTGCCCAACGCTTAGGATCCTTGTCGTACTTGTCAGCAATGATAGAGGCCAATCTATCGCCATAGGAGGCTCTATGAGAATCATCATAGGGGTACCTGGCGGGATAGATTACAGCCGTGTATCCGCGCTCCTGTAGCTCGTTATAGAGGCTCATTTCATTCTGAGGGGTGCCCAGATAGATGATCTTTTTACCTTCACCAGGCTTTAGGACAGCGTCGAGCTCTTTGACGAGTTCAAACAACTGATCTCTAAGAACCTGAGTGAAGGAGTTGCTCGGCACCTCAACGTCGTCGGCGCAGATAATGTCAGCACGAGAACCCGTAAGCTGACCTTTGATACCCACTGATTTCACAGAAGGTGAATGGTCGGGTTTGGCCGGCCCAACGTCGAAAAGGTTCTGGGTATCTCTTTGACCTTCACGAGCCTTTAGGTGACCTAAGAAAGGGAGTTCATTAATGATTTTCTTAATAAAGGTTGCATTAGCATCAGCTCTTTCTTTGTTAGCTGAAACAACCATAATCTTCAGCTGAGGGTCTCTCCAAAGACACCAAACCACATAGGCACACGTAATGAATGACTTAGCTACACCTCGGAAACCCATTAGGATCAGTCGATCATTAGGTGGATTCTGGAGGAGTTTTGCAATATCTGTCTGAATAGGTGTGGGAGAAGGCAAACCGATCGACTTCCAAACCAAAGAGGTAAATAGTGGGAAGTTCTCATAGTAGGGAAGTAGGGCTTTAGCCTCTTTCTCAGTTAACACTCATGTCTCCCCTATAGGAATTCTCGAAGTTCTCCTTAGTAGCCTTCAGGAGCTTACTAAGAGCGTTCTCTTCACCGTCTCCAGCCTTAGGGACACAGTCAATACCATTGCGTTCAAGCTCCTTAATGATTGCATTATAGAGCTGTGGAGACCTCTTATCGGGGTTCCTGAGGTCATTAAGCATGTTCTGAAGCATCTCCTCATGGATGTTACCTAGGAGGCTCTCAAGTCCTTTATAGTCCATTGTTCTTTTCCTTTCTTTTATTTTCTAACCAAGGTTCTACCCAATGCTTTTTAATCATTGTGCAGATACCTACAAAAGTATAGATAATTGTGATGACGTACACCCAATCGCTAAGAGGTAACCCGAGAATCACAGCACTGGATACTGCCAATGAAGGAGCTACCTGTGCTATGTTCTCTGCTAGGTTACCTGACTCCTCATCAAGGGTGCTCATTCCTAAAAGAACTGCTCAAAGTTAGCTTTCTTGAACCCAGTGCCCTTTAGGAGCTTACCGTCTTCCCTGAATTGAGGGTTGTAGTTACCTTCACTGTCATAGAACTTACTGGAGTATTCAGACACCAGTTCATTCATACCCTTTTCAAGGTCATATCCACAAGCATTAGCATACTGAATACAGACCCAAAGGAGATCACAGAGTTCCTTCATGTCGTTAGGGGTGCTAGGCTTTTCAGCTAGAAGCTCCTTATGCTCCTCATTGATCCACTCAATGTAGAGACTACGGAGATCTCGGGTGTTTTGGTTTTCGTGAGTGGCAACCAGAAGGTCATTAAGGACAGACTGTACGTTGCCCATGGTAATCGTAGTATTCTTCATTTTATTCTTTATCCTCTTTTACATACTCTTTCGTTCGTTAATTTCAGCCATCTTTGCGTCGTTCATTCGGGAGTTACCGTTTATGTTAGAGTAACCCAAATAACCACAGACACGGGAAATGACAGACAGGTTACTAGAACCACAATAGGGGCACGTATTACCCACATTAAAGCTATGTTGGTGACAATCCTCACAGTAAGCCGCATCAAAGTTCACGCCCTGATAGAACCCACGAGCCATACCTCGAAGGATCGTGCTCATGAGAGCCCGCTTATTCTCTGGGTTGTCAATGCGGACATACTGGATGTGTCCACCCTCGATAAGATGGAAAAGCTCAAACTCAAGATCCTGCTTTTCAAAAGGGGTGATGTCAGCAGACACATGGATATGGAAGGAATTGGTGAAGTAGGCTCTACCTTCAAATTCATCCTTAAGGTTATTCTTTGCACAATAATCATGGTACTGAGTCATCTGAGTGCCACAGAGGGACTCTGCAGGGGTACCATAGAGTGCATAGAGATATCCGTCTTCCTTCTTAAACTTCTGAACTGCATCATAGATGAACTCAACGACATCCTTAGCCGCCTTCTGCCCCTCAGGGGTCTGAAGATCCTTACCACCAGTAAAGAGGATAGCAAACTCATTCAAGGCAGAGATGCCAAAAGATGCTGTCATATACTTGGTAAGATCGCCTACCTCATCTTCAGGCTTAAGGAAGCCCTTATAGAAACCTCCCTGACAGAATGCCATAGGATTCGTGCTAGCCTTAGCATGCTTAATCATATCGTAGCGACGTTTAAGGAATTCTCGAATCTGTTCAAGGTTCATCATAAGATCTTCCCAGAAGTTACCCTTAGATGCCTTATAGATCAACGGGAGGTTGAGAGACACCGCACCAATGTTGCATCGACCAACAGACACATACTCGTTAGTCTCAGGATCCTTCCAAGGAGTGAGGTACGCTCTACACAAAATGTTCATAATTAATCGTTAGTTAATTACCTGTTTATACAGCTGTATGTTTCCATACAGTTCAGACTATATCATCTAGACTATTAGATAGCCTAGTACCACATTTCAGAGACACTTGTCTCTTACGCCTTTCTTGGCTAGTCGTTAGACTCACAACGAAAGATTTGAATACCCAACTCAGGGAGCTTACCATCAAAGAAACGCATAACAGTCTTCACACGTTCTCTGGGGATCCCAAGGCTCTTAGCACAGTCAGCCATGCTTTCGAAATAAACCTTAGGAGTGGTGTTGATGTACACACGTTGCTTAGTAAACTTGCCCTTACGGTATTCTTTGTTTTGAAGGTATCCCTTCTTGACGTTCTCGGAGTTAGTAACCCATTGAAGATTGGTGTGCACAGAATTAGTCTTGTCGCCATCAATATGGTCTACGCACTCCTTGTTATCGGGATTAGGAACGAACAGCTTAGCAACCTCTCTATGAATGTAGATCTTCTTACGTCGAACTACACCTTTCCTCCTAGTGAAGAGGTCAGCGGTAAGATAACCGTGATTGCTAGTTCTGATGGTAATGAAATGCTTCATTCTCTTAGACCACACTCTACCAATGTTAGAGATAGAGTATGCGTCTTCCCAACCGATAATGTCTTTAAAAACTTCTTTCATAATATCCTTCGAAATATTCGATTAGATTGTTGTCAGTACGGGATTGTCTTCGGCTTTACCCGCTAAGAGTTTCCCCGTTTAATGGTATTTTATATGGGCAGTAGTTATCGACCCATAGGATGAATTACGCATTGCTTATTAGACGCTCTGTAGGTTTCAGACACAGTGCCATGAGGAGCGTTAATAGCCAGAAAATCAGGGTACATACACTTACTGGAACATTCAACAGCCTTCTCGAACACGTTAGCGTGCTCATCACTGCCGTGTTGTTCCCAATCATAGAGATACACGAGCTTAGGGAACACAACCTGTTTACCCCCATGGCCTTTCATACGGGTATCAAGGATGGTCTCACAAATCACCTCAAGAAACTCCTTGTCGTACTCAGGGAGATCATTGCTCCACTCACCAAACGTAAGCGTAGTGAATGCAAAGTCACCACGGGAACACGGAACAGTATTTAGCTTCAGTTCAAGAGACTGGAAGCCCTGCCCCAACTCACGCTTGAGTTCTTGCATAGCCATAGCGCATGCTTCATCGAACTCCATATTGCACTGGTCAAAGTATTTCTTAAACGCATGCTCATACGTTTTCTTAGCATACGGGAGGAGCGTCTTGTCAATCTGAGGGATAGTGAACCCACCGAACTGCTGTGCAGTAGCTACAAGGGTGATGTCACCGATTACCTGAAGGGCACTAAGGACACTCGTAGGCTCCGTATAGGTGACATTGGACATGCTAAAACCACCCTTAAGGACAGTAGCCATGTCAAAGAGACAACAGTTTCCTGTTGGAATACCATGCTCTAGTATGAATGAATGATCGTCCTCAACATTTAAGCACCAAACATCTGTTGTTACATTTGCTGGTTCTATTGATGAAACTCGCCAAGCAGTTCGTTCAGTTGCATTTTCATAAATTTTAAACTGCTTTGTATTCTTTCTATGAATTGCATAGTTTGTTTCTTGCGCTGTTAGATCTGCAACTGAATTAACATAGTATCCCGCAGTATGTAGCATACTATAAATAGCATCACAGTATTCTCCTGACACCTGTAGAGATCTAAAGTCACGATGTGAGCTTCTTAGATCTTTACCCCCATCAGCACACAATAGACCATTGATAAATAATTTAATATTCTCAACAGTCATATGATTAATAGGAGGCAATGATTTTGAAGTATCGTGCATCCACACTAGATTATCCCCACTCCAGCCTTTATTATTTGGAGTTGTTACAGTAAACCCACATTCTTTAAATCTACTTGCATATTTAGATTTATCTCCACATAAACGAATACTACAAGCAGTAGAATTGGACTGGGTACCATCACCAAATAAAAAACCTAGGCACCAGTATGTTTTGTTTTCAATACTTAAACTATCCCACTTAAAAGTTGAAACCTTTGGAGTGTTACACAGAATATCACCCACTTTTAGATCTGTTGTTTCAGAATTATTATTTAAAATCCAGCGATGATTCTTTGTAGCGTAAACATAGACTTCTTGACCACGACTACGTTTAATACCAACCTTGTTCAATGATTGTTTGCCATAACAGTGTACAGTTGCAGGTTTCCAATTTCCTTTAGCTGTCAAAACCGTTACAGTATCCCCATCATTAAAGTCATTAAATGATTTTAGACCCTGAGAAGTAATAAATTTAGTATTTCGGTCAAAACAATTTATGCTTCCAAAGATCATGTCTCTAAGGTCATGGATGTAATACTTACCGACCTTAGTAGCCTCTTTCTCTTCCTTAGTAAGGTAGAACTGCTTATACAGTTGCTTAGTAAGATAGCCCTTAATGAGGGAGCCTTTGGTAGACACAAGGGAGCTATCGAAATTAGCGTTTTCCTTGTCTCCCAAAAGGAGGACAGTGTCTGCCTCATTCTTAACAGCTTCGAAAGCCTTAGCGTAGGTGTTCTTATAGTCTCTAAACTCCTTATAAGATTCTCCGATCTTCGGTGCGTACTTACAAAGAGCTTCAATGACAATAGCGTGTAGCTTTTCAGTAGGCACCTCAGCATAGTTGCTATAGACAATGCTCTCGATATAGCCCCTAATCTTACCAATGTCATACTCAGAGTACGTAGCGTTAGCCCTCTGGGCGGCCTTATGAATAGCTACTTCAATCTTGTCCCAATCCCAGCCTTCGTGGGTACCGTCTTTCTTTGTAACGTTCATATAACTCCTAGTTTATATTTATTAAGGAGTTATCTAAAGCAAAATAGTTTTAGATAACCCCATATATTATTTAGTAAGTTCCTTGTAGTTCACGATTGTTTCAACCAAAGGATTCAATCGAGAGTTACTTTGGAGATAGCAACCATCTTTCTTATCCGACTTGAATTGAATACCGATCATATCCTTAGCCTTTATATTGATTCCCTTAGCACGTAAAGTAACGATGCTTCCAACACTTCCCCCTGCGATCTTAACAGACACAGCATCTGCCTTAATGTCAGTGACAGTTCCGGCATTAGTAACATTCACGAGCTTAGCAGTAAATAGACTTTCATCCTTCTGCTCATTAAATACACGGAATGTAACTGAGATGTCCGCAGTACCATCATTCGGGAACACTAGAGCACCCTCACCCCCTGTAGCGCTTGATCCAGGGATTACCTGAACCTTATCATTCAAAGTAACATCTCCTTGATCCTTAGAGAACCCTACAGGGCAGTTACTCCATGTATCGTTCACTGTGTACCGCAGGGCAGAGTACCCATCATTATCTTGAATGAAGCGTTGCATACCCTCTTTGAAGAACAAACGATCCTCCACAACTCCAGTAGGAGCATGAATATGTGTAGTGAACGGAGTCTTAGCATCACACTGAAGTTTGCTAATTCGTAACGTACATGGAGTTTGAGCATCCACGGGATAAATACAGACAGCGAATTGCTTTGCATCTGTTGGTACTGTGAATTCATTAATAATCGTTTGGGAGCCTTGTACATTCTCTGAGACAAAGAAGGATTCAGACTTAACCCATCCCTGAGAGAACGTAGGAACGGTGTTGTTTCTACTAGCTAGAATCTTAGGATTAGCTTTACCATCACCCGCCCACTTCATCAAGGCTACTTCAAAGCCACAATCAGGTGTCTCACCTACAAAGGATACTGAAAGAGCTTTACCTCTCAATAGAGCAGTCTTTTCAGGAGACATAATCTTATGGAAATCAAAGTCAACAATATCCGTGCCATTGGATAGAATTTGAATCTTACCATCAGCTACACCCGCCTTAAGGTTACTCAAGGCATTCAAGCCCCAACCATCAGCCATTGTAGATGCGTCTCCTGCTGTACCATCAGCAATTGGAATAGTCATCTGTGTGAGCCAAGAGGTCGTGATAACACCAGTTCCAAAGTAGTGTCGAGTACTCTTTAAAGCAATACCCGAATCCAATTGGAATTGCAAGCCACCCTCACCGGTACGAGACTTCTTGGTACTTTCTTGGATTAACAGGCAGGTATTACCTTCAGTTCTATCCTCAAGCAACAACGGATCATCGAAACCATTGTCAACCATAACACGGAAATAGGTCAGGGCTTTAGCATTTACAAAGCGGTCAATGACTAGACGATCTAACGTATCACCCGCCTTGTAGTGCTTTTCGACAGCCATAGGATTACCGTTCTCATCGGTTAGAATACCCTTTGGTTTACGAAGCTGATCTAGTGCTTGAATCCAAAGGCGTACCTTACCGTCTGAAGGGGCAACACCAGACATAGCGACTACTGCCACTATATTGAAAGAGCTACCCCCTGTAATATTCGGGTCTTTGTCATCAGTTTCCTGAATACCGTATGCCTTATGGATACGATCTACTTCAAGATAAGCTCCACCATGAGTCAATTCATCATCAAAAAACAATGCACCTGACTCTTTAGGAACAACTTCAAGAGGTTCATCCATACAAGCGTAATAGCTGATTCCACGAGTAGGCAAGATCAGGTCTACTGCTACATCACCATCATGATAGTCATCAAGATGGATGTATGGAGAACGGAACAGGATGCTTGTGACATTGTCGTAGGCTTGATTTCCAATAGTCTCTACGTGAATACCCCGCCCTTCTCCTGAAGATAGGTTACTCATAAGAGCGGCCTGATCTAGCGTATCAACCGCTATAGGTGCTGTAGGAGACTTAAAGGTAGTATCAATAGCGTCTAACTCATCTTTAGTAGTAGCCGCTTCAATAGCCTTATTCATAGCCCATTTCTGAGCATAAGAGTCTTCACCAGCAGCAATAATTTCTAGAAGAAGCGTTCCTAGTTGTTCTCTAGTAATCTCGTGGAAGGTATTGTCTGAAGCTCTGAAAGTGACCTTCTCACCCTCAGGGGCAGATTGAGCCTTAGTAACAAGACCCATCACATCCGTCCATGCCCTAGTGTTCGCATCAGCAGTGAAGCCTAGGGATGAGGGAACAGTAGCTTCATTATTGCGATAGTTCAAGTAAGCTGATTTAACAGCCTCAGCCTTTGCTACCTTAAGTTCGGCAAGAGATACCTCAGGAATAGCTTTAATCTGAAACCACCGCAGGGTTTTCGTCTGCGTTACCTCTTCGCCGATTTCGTTTTTCTCCGTCACTTCTTTGGTGACGGGATCAAGCTCTTCGATGTAGGCGTTGCTCTCGTTGCACCACACCGCGGCTTCCGGTGGGTAAGAACCTTCAAAAATCTGATTGATTTCAAACGTCATTTCATTTCTCCGATCATTGACTTAGTATCCACAGGCAAACCAATGGAAGGGAGACTTTTCACTTGAAAAACAAGTTTCCTTAAATTGAGTCTTAGATGCAACAAATGCACCTATTTGCCCATAATAACTATGGTCATTATTTGCTCTGTACGCGTTTGTTGCTACCAAAGTTATATTTGTTGTTGAAAACGCAGTGTTAAAAGTCCCTATGTGAAAAGCAGCACTATTCCCTCCGGGGCTGACATACCCTCCCTGCTCAATCCACCCATCACTGTATCTGCGGTACCAGGAGGTGCCTCTTGACCAAGTTTCCGTAATGTAGGCTCTCGCGTTCATAATAGGTTTAGCCTCTACCGCACTGACAGCCGCCTGCATCGATGCCACTGCACTCATTACGTCACCAACGTCAACGGAACCGATGTTTGTCGCCTGACCTGCCACAACAACGCAGATCATCCATTCGTTGGATTCGGGTTGGACAGTGCTGG